GGGCGGGGGTGGTCACGGGCGGGGTGTTCGGCTCGTCGGGCACGGGTTCGACCTCCTGGGTCGGTAGGGGAGTGCGCGGGGCCTGCCCGCGCGGGGCCTAGCTGTCGCACTGATCGTTCAGCGCAGCGTGGCTAGGGGTGAGGCAGGACCAGAGAGCGTCAGGCGCTCTCAGGCCGTCTGAGCGCCCTCACGGGTCGCTCGCTGGCGCGCTTCGTAGGCACGGCGGAAGGCGTTGATCGCGGCACGGCCGGACCTGCCGGTAGTCGCGTCCTTCCACAGGGATTCGTACTCGCGCGCCTGACCGGGCCACGGGTCCGCGCGCCGGTAGACCGGGGCGGGCACGCAACCGCAGCCGTCGTGATAGGGGTCGTCTTCATCGCCGACCGCCGCTAGCTCGGACTCGTAGACCGGGCCCCTGCTGGCGAGCATCGCGCAGAAGTAGCACGGGTCGCCGTCCGTGAGCCGGGCGAAGCCGAGGGCCAGCCGGTCGCGGCGCGTGGTGTCCCGGATCGTCGCCCGGCCGCCGTCGGTGACGTGCCGGATTGCTGCGCGAGCGGTCGCCACGCGGCCCCCGGCCGCCGCCTGGGCGGGGGAGGCACCCTGCGCGGTCAACCGCTTCACGCGGACCGGGCCGGTCACGAGGAGCGACGTCGAGAGCAGGGCCGGCGGAAGCTGACCCGCGTACGCGATCGCCGGTACCTCGCCGAGGACCCTCGACGCTTCGCGGTGAGCGATGTAGAAGGCCCCGGCCAGAACGGCCGCCGACTGGCGAGCCGCTTCGATGATCTGCGCGACGACCTCGGCGTATAGCGGGAAGGTCCGTTCGAGGTCGAGCGGGTTCAGCAGCGTTTCGTACGCCACGGTCACCTGTGCGGCGGCCTCGCCTGATAGCTGCGACTGAAGCCGCCGATACTCGTCCGCGACCTGATCAGCCGTCGGTGCCATCGGCGGCCCCCGCGTCGGCACGTGGCGATGAGACCGCCGCGGGCTCGGCCCGGCGGGCCAACGACGCGGCGAGCTTCGTCAGGCCGTCGGACGACTTCGCCATCTCGCGCCACCGCTCGATATCGTCCTGCGTCACGCCCGGAATCCGCTCCCAGGCGGCCTCGGCCGGGACGGCCAGCATTTGAACCATCTTCCCGAGGGCGTCGACAGCGGCGGCCATGCTGCGGGCCTCGGTGTCGCGCCAGCGGACCTGAGCGGTCATGTCCTGCGCGGCGGTCCGGTCGCCGGCCGCGAGCGCGGCTAGGCGTAGGGTCTGCTCCCAGCTCTCACCGAAGACGGTTTCGTACTCACCGATCTTCCGCTGCGTAGACGCCTCGGCGGCGGCCAGCGCGTCGGCCGAGAGGTTGACGAGGTCGCCGAGGAGGACGTGAGGGCTTAGCTGGGCGATCGCGGCCAGCGTCCGGACGCCGGACCCGTACGTTTCGAGGTGCCCGCGGGTGTCGGTCTGGTCGAACGAACCGAACTTCGCATCCGGCGAGTCCGTGACCCACAGACGGTCGACGGCAGCCTGAAACGGTTCGACCGGCTGCCCGAATAGCGGGTTTTCGGGGTCGTCGACCGTCGGAATCGCGAGGCCAGTCGCCCACCGCTGGCGGAAACTGGCGAATTGCAACGCGATCAGCAGCGAAAAGACAGCCTCGTTGATCCGATCCTGAAGGACGATCAGCGGCGCGATAATCCCTCGGTTGTCGCCGTCGAGGCGGTCGCGGAAGCGCGCCAGCGGGGTCACGCCAAGGCCATGTGCGTTTGTGCGGATGACCCGCAGCGCCCCGCCGTCCTTCGGCTGCGCAAGCTCGTATACGTTCGTTTTGTCGTACGTCTCGTATAGCCGGTCACCGTCGACCGAGAGGCCCTTCACGTACAGGCCGTCAACCGGCCACTCGTCGCCGTCGTCCTCGTATCGCGCCCAGGTCGACAGCGCGGGGAGGGGTCGAATACTCGGGGCGGGCTTACCCTTCAGGACACGCACGTACGCCGCGCCGTAGTCCAGCGCGCCGCGATGAGCGATGGTCTGTCGGGCGTCAAGGCGGTTTGCCTGCCAGTATTCCCAGGGTTTCGCGTTGTCGGCCGCCCGCTTCGCGCGGTAGCCGTCCACGAAGAGGCCCTTCACGTACGTTTCGGAAATCAGCGGGAGCCAGTTCGTAATGGACTTCTGCGCAAGCGACACGTACTCGCTTCGGGCACCGCGCGGCATGTACGGCAAGTCGTGCTCGCCCCGCAGATACCGCGCGACCTGCCCGGCCCCCTTCGCAGGGTCGCCGGTCGCGGCCTTGTGTTCGTTGATCAGTTCTTCGGCGTGGCCGACGACCGCGCCGTCTGTGGTAGGCACGGACGGGGCTCCTTCAGGGGCGTTTAAACGGGCGGCTAGAAGCCGTACAGGCGGCCGGTCGGCTTGCGTCGCCTCGCGAGCGCGCCGTCCGCGATCACGCGGGACCGCGCCATGACCGCGAGGAGGAGAGCGGCGAGTGCATCGACTTTCTTCGGGCTCTCGCGCGTTTCCTTGCCGAAGCTGACGCCCCACCTGTTCGGCCGGCGGCGGGCGTTCAGGACGTGTCGCCGAAGACGCGGCTCGCCGTCGTGAGGGACCTCGCCGTCGATGAAGGCCCGATGAAGGGCCTCGACCGCGCGGACCGTGTCGCCCTGGTGGGCGCGCATGTCCCAGGCGATCGTGTGACGGGTCGTGGCCTTCACTAGGAGGCGTTCCCCGTGCAGCTCGCGCCAGCGGTCGACGTCGGTCTCCCAGTAGGCGACGTCCGAGAAGAACGCGACGACGTCGAGAGTCGCGAAGGCGTGGTCGACGACGCCGCGGACGTCGTCCTGATTGACCTCCCAGCCGTTCCCGCTCGGGCCCTCGGGCTTCTCCCAGAGGCCGAGAAGGAAGGCCGCGCCGTCCGACATGCGCACCGCGACCAGCGCGGTCGAGTCATCCGTCCGGCCGCCGTCGAAGCCGAGGGTTACCGTGTCGGCCTCGCGCCACTTCCCCGGCTCGCTGCGCTTCAGCGGGGCCAGATCGTCGCGGGCGTTCGCGTCGTATTCGTGTGGGGCGAGCCAGCTATCCGCGGCGGCGACGATCTGATTCAAATAAAATCGTCGCGCCTCCTCGGGCGGCGTCGCCGGGTCGTAAACCTCCTCGGCGATCCGTTCGAGGTCGACCCACAGGGAATCTCCGTACGCCATCGCGAGGCCGTCCATGAGGGCGTCGCGGTCGCTCAGATCGATGTGCCCGGGGGCCTCGCGGGAGTCGTACAGGATGCCGGTCGCGCGAGTGCGCTTTTCCTTCATCGCCAGGTACGCGAGATAGGAAATCTCGGCGACGCTGTCTTGCCCCGGGCCGTGCGCGTTCGTCGTCTCGATCGCGCGGGCCATACCGTCGCGAGACTTCGCCAGGTTGCGCCGGATCACGCGGGCGAGGGCGTAACCGCCGTTCGACTCCGTCCAGTGGTGCGTCTCGTCCATGATCGCGAAGGACGGGCGTGCGCCTTCCTGGGTCGAACTGGACGCGGTAACCGGCATGATCTTGCCGCCAGCGGGTGTAAAGATCCGCGTCTTACCGATGTCCAGCCCGGCGGCCTCGACCAGGGGCGACTGCTCGACCATGGCGCGGATAGCGGCCATGGTGTTTTCGGTCTGTGTCTCGCTGACGCCCGCGATCACGATCCACGGGGCGGGGTGGGCCTTACCGACGGCCTCACCGTCCGGGCCCCAGCGGGCGAACCGGACCGGGCCGCACAGCTCAGCCAGCGCCAGCGCGCCCAGGAAGGGGCTCTTTCCCCACCCCTTTGCGCGGCGCAGCACGGCGCGGCGGTAGACGAAGCGGCCCCGATCGTCGACCGCGTAGAACCAAAGGACGAAGTTCAGTTGCTCGCGCGTCAGCCGGTACGGCTCGCCCGCGTCGTCGCCGTCGGGCTGCAAAAGCCAGCCCTCGACCCAGTCGATGACGCCCCACCCGAGGGTCTTCACGCTCCCGTCGAGCGGGAACGCCTCGATCGTCGTCAGGGCGTGCGCGGCGATGGCCTTCCGGGCCTCGATCGCGGCGAGGCGGGTCAGCTCTTCTAGTTCAGCGGCGCGGGCGTCCTCGGCGGTCACGCGAGCCGATCGCGCAGCGCGGCGCGACGGTCGATCGGGATTACGCCGGCTGGCAAGTCGTCGCCGTCGGTCTCGGCGTCGTCCTCGATCCGCATACGGGCGCGCATCCGGTCGACGACGGTCGCGCCTAGGCGCTCTTCGTTCATCCGGATCTCGGACAGCGCGGCGGCTGAGGGACGGCGGAAGTAGGACTCTACGATGGGGGCCAATAGGGCCAAGCGACGCCAGTCGGTCAACTCGAACACTGCGGCCTGTGGGGAGCGCCGCCAGTCGTCGAACCACGCGAGTACGTCGGCGCTGAAGGTTCGCGAGGGCATCAGCGCGGCCAGCTCGGGGCCCCGGATCTCACCGTCGCGGGGAAGGACGGTCTCGCCATGCGCCGGGGCGTTGCGGCGGCGGCGCGTGGCGTCGCTCTTCGGTGCGTGCATCGTGCCTCGGGACATGGTGGGACCTCCTTTCGAGCGGGTAGGGAAGCGCGGCCGACCGGATTCGGACCGGCGTTACCGTGTCGGGGCCTCTTGCCTTTCGGCCGGACTCGAACCGTTCGCACACGGCGTCTTAGGCCGCTGGACTACGGCCGCGATGGGGATAACAGAGCGTGATTCGTGACCCTCCGTTGCGACCTCTATGCCCGTACAGACAGGGAGGCGCTATGCCGCTTCGGTGAGG